TAGGTAGTCCGTTGCCACTTTCTCTTCTGAAGACTTGAACGCTGACTTGCCGTCTTTGTCCAGCACGTCATACACCATCTTGCCTTTGTCATCCTTGTACATTGACACGTATGGTTTCTGTTCTGTGATGTTGTCCACCCAACTCTCGAATGCTTCTGTTTCCTTTGCCTTGCCTTTTAGGTCCTTCTTGGGATTGAAAGCGCCTGGCTCCATCCTGATCTCGTCCTTGTACGCTGGGTCTGACTGCATCTTCTTGTAGTCGTCGATGTATCTCTTGGCCAACTGTACCGCTATCTTCTTGTTCTTGATGTAGTCTGGTGTTGGTTTGAATGTTGCCGAATTCTCCTGTTCCATCTCGTCTGCTACCCTAGAAGCGAAGTTGGCCACTCTGTCTTCCTCGCCTGATTTGGTCAATAATCTTGACGCGATGTCTGACAGTATTGAACTCAGCATGGTGTTCTTGTTTGTGAATTTTGTCCTCGACAGCATCTTGTCCGCTGTGTCGTCTTTCCTTAAGATCAGTTTGCTGTCTGGATCTGTTAAGAATCCCTGTACTATGGCACCATGGTCTACCGGTGGTTGGATGGGAGCGTCGATCGGTTCCATGTCGTTGCCGTCTTTGTCCTTGTATTCCTCTATTGGTTTTTCCTGTGTTGCCTCCAGCTCACTCATAATTTTATTGATAATTGGCAGTGCGTCCTCGACTCTGTTGTCTAGATTTTTCATGGTGAACTTCTCTCTTAGTTTGTTTACAGTTTCGTCATCTAACACAACTTCGTCTGATGTCTTGAAGTTTTTGGACGCTTCTTCATAATGTGATTGTTTGCTTAGATTCTTCACGTAGTTTCTGAGATTTTCTAATTTCATTTTTGTCTGTTCGATTATGTCGCCCGCGTTGTCGTTCAATTGATCTTTGTTTGTGACGTATCTCGAGAATGAATTTAATTTGGCTATGTCCTCTGAAGTTGAAATGATGTGTTTTCCAAATTCGTCATAGGGCTTTCCGCCGTTGGCCACGTGTCTGGTCATTGCCCTCGCACCCGCAAGGTGTGTGAGTGGATACTTGAATCTCTCGCCGTCTTCGTTCTCTATGTATAGTGACTGGATCTGTCTTGATCTTGCTCCAGGAATGGTCTCGTCTACTTTGCCTTTGTGTCTGATGATTAATTTTGTCTTGTCTAGGTTCTCGAATGAACTCTTTGCTGTGCCTGACAGTCCTTCGCTTATTCCTGCTAGTTTAGTGATTCTTGATAGTTCTTCTGACATCTCGTCAGTATTTACCGTTTTGTTCGTATCTGCGAGATTTTCATAATCCTGCTTCGTTAGGTTGTTTTTTGTTATGTCTCTGACATCAAATCTCAGTTGATGTTCCACTGCGAAGTCCTTCAACTCCTTTAGGAAAGCATACCATTCGTCTCTGCTGTCCTCGTCGATCTTGCTCACTAGGTCTCTGTTGTAATACACCTTCATGTTTTCACCGTCCGCTAGGCTTATGCTCACGCTACCAAACGTGTCAGCGTCTTCCTGGAATTCAAACTCAAAGAACACCGCACCCTGAGGATCCGCTGTGGCGGCACCGTTCTCGTCTCCTAGTCTGATGTTGGCAAACTGTGATCTGATCTTGTTAAACAGGTCTTGCGATGTTTTTGGATTCATATAGCGTATTTATTATCCTGTGAACGATCCGAATATGGGCATTGGGGTGATCTCTGAGGTTCTGTCAGTCCATTTTTCGAATATTTTGGGATCAAAGTCCGCCAGTACTTTCATCATACGAGTCATTAACAGACACGCACTCACGAGGTCGTCGTGCTGTCCAGGCTTGGCCTTGTAGCTCATACCCGTGGCCACAAAGTCCTTGAGCTCTGAAATTAGTAGTTGCGAGTTGATCTTCATCTTGTCATTCTCTATTAATTCCTTGAATTTTGTACAGGCATCTATCTTATGTTTGGCCGTAGTGTTGAATCCTCTTCTGAATTTCCTCCTGTGTCCTTTCCTTATGGGTTCCGACAGGAACATGCCCATTATGTTTTCCTCACCTATATCCATCACACGCATCAGTGCGGCCTCACCTATTGAGTTGTTCTCCATGCTGTAGAATATCTGCGGCGATGCTGTGGCGTCCTGTTCCATTATAGTATCGTGGATGTGTTTGTTGATGCCCTGCAGTATCCTTATCTGTTGGTTCATAGGTGTCATGTTGTGGTGCCATTCTCCCACTTGTTCGAATGTGGGTAGTTCAAAAACCTGTATCGCGGCGTAGTCACCCCCGGTACCCATTGATGGATCCAATGACACCATATATGTGTGTCCTGGAGTTGGTCTCTTGAACCAACGCACTTGTCCTGTGGTTTCTACAGGTGGAGTGCCCTCCATATCCGCAAGCACAATGCTTGATACTAGTGTCTCATCAAAGATTAAGAACTCACATTCGTGTTCCCTACGGAATCTCTCTTCTCCAATCCTGGCTCGTTCTGCGTCTGCCCACTCTTGGTCTCTGTCTGGGTGTTCTGACCAGTGTGCTTTCATGGCATAGAAACCATTAGTTCCTGTTATCTTGTCATTGCCATACTCGTCGAACCTCTTGTTGGCCTCTTTCCAGATCATGGCGAACTGGTCCTCGTCTGAGTTTGGTGTTGATGTGATCATACACTTACCACCTGTACTCAGTGTTGGTGATAGTGATGTCCAAAATTCCTTGGCCTTCTCGGGGGGTTGAACGAAAGCAAACTCATCACAGTATATCAGTGTAAGTGACATACCCCGTCCCGTGTTTTCCGTTGTGGTGGTCGCCATTATCTTGGATCCGTTGTCAAACTCTATCGAGTTCCTGTTGTACTGTGTGACACCTGCCTTGATCCAACTGGGCAACATCTCGTATGCGTAACGCACCCTTGACATGATGTCGGATGCACCCGCGTATTTGTGCGCGGCTATTAGGATCTGTGAATCTGGTCTGAACATTGCGTACCATATAAGGTACCCGGAGGCACACGTAGTCTTGCCCGTCTGTCTGGGTAACATGGCTATGCTGAACCTATGATTGTTGTAGCTCTCTATCAACCTCTCCTGGTACGGGAAAGGTTCAAACTTAACAGAACCTTTCACAGGATGTTGTATCTTCATGAACTCCTTCATGAAGTACAAAGGACCCGTCTTTGGATCCATGCACTTCTCAAGTTTCTCTACTTGTTCCTTGGTGTATTTGTGTTTCTTGTGCGCCTTTTTAATTTGGTCGCTATCTAGTGATACATATGCCATGGTATAGTATTTAAGATGGGAGATGTACTGCGAAAAGTATTACTTTTGCGACTTCTCTACACTCTTTGCGATGTCATGAGCCTTTTTGATTGTGCTCTTTTCCAGTGGTGGCTTGTCACCTGTTGACTTCATCGCCTGCGCCATGCCTACCGCGTATGGTGACTTGACTTTCTTGGCCTCGTTCTGGTATGCTTCTTTGAAGCTCTCATATTGATTTCTCAGACTGTTGGCCAGTTCCTCTTCTGTGATACGGTCTTCAGCCGCCATTGGGTTGTCACCGTTGGCAACTTTTGGATAGGTCTTTTTGTTCCTGTTTAGTCCACCCGAGTGTACGTTGACTAGTGTGTCAATGTCTGATACTTTCTCTTCAGGTTCGTTCGCGAATGTCTCTTCTGCCTGTTCCTCTTCTGGCTTTTTGATGATGTCTCTGATTCTCGCCATGTCCATTGAACCTGCCGCATCATCTTGATCCATCTCTGGTTCTGCTGTTGGTTCCTCTGCACCGATCATCGCCGCGTCTACAGGTTGCACGCCTGCCAGTTTCAAGATCTGCATCATCATTGATGCTTCTTGTGGGCTGTCTGTTGAAATCTGTATCGCTTCGTTTACTGATTCTTTTTTCATCTCTTTGTCTTTGATTGCCTTCTTCATTGGCTCTTTCTTGTCACCATCCTTGTCCATGTCTAGGAAGTCTGGTTTACTTTTGCTCTCTGTGGCCTCCTGTGATCCGTTGATTGAGTCCCAGAAACCTGCTAGGCTCTTGCCATGCTTCTTGATGAATTCTTCTCTTGAAAGTTTCTCTGCCTCGTCGTGTAGGTAGTCTTTCATTCTGCTTTCGTCTACTTTTGGATTGGTTCTCTCAACATTTTCCACTGCGTCTTTGACCAATTCAGGTTTTGATTCTGCTATCTCTTTTAGTTTCTGTAATACGTCGATCATTTCCATGGCTTATTTCCTTTTTGGGTCTGGGTGTGGGTTTGATGCTTTTGACAGAGGACTAGGTGTTCCTTTTTCCTCTATGTGACTTTGAACTCCGGTCTCACCGCCCTTTGGATGGTCCTTGTTCTCTTGTCTGTCTTTTAGTAATTCTTTCAGCAGGCTCATGTTGGCCTTGGTGCTGTGGAAGTCTTCTGCGTTTACCTTAGGGGCGTCCTTGTACTCGATGTCGTGCAGTTTGTTGGCATACTCTGATTTCACCTGCATCTGGTCTTGGTATTCCTCTGTGGGCTCGCCTGGTTTCCTCACAACGATGTGTGTCGCTGGGATCCTCATGATGTCCGAAAGGTATTCCTTCATCTCTCTGCTTGTGGTTGGATAGTTGGTTGTCACGTCAAATATGGTCACTTGTTCGTTGCTCAGCATAGGAAAATCAAGTGGTTGTGTCATGATGGGTGTTGTCTTGCCTGTTGACATGTTAGCAAGATCGAATTTTTGGAGTGCTGTTTCCAAGGCATTTTTATCAATGTCTTTGGATGCGCCCACGATCTTAATTTTATAGTCATACGACTTGGTTGATTCTGCTAGATACTGTGTGAATGTGCTCATACCTAATATTTAGTCTTTATTGTTCATTCATACCCGTGTTTTTTGACTAGATTGTACAGCGTTGGAAATGTGTTTTTGAAGGATAAACCTCGGTTCTGATCTAATTCCTTTGTATATCGTATAAATTTATCCCAATCGCTTTGATTACATTGTTTCATTATGGTGTATTTCTTTATATCATTAAAAGCAGGTCCTAGATCTACATGATCTTTTGTAGGTTCGGGAAGGTTATGTAACAAAAGGTGATTTGGAAAACTTGCAATATTGTAGAACACAGACCAGTTCCGTTCTTTGAAAAACTTATCTATGTCAGCAATAGAAAACAGGTTGAAAATAGATATTGTACATATAACTTCAAAGTCTGCGTTTGGCAACGAATTAAATTTTTCAGCGTTCTCACACACTTCTTTAAAGTTTGCGCCATAACGCAGGTATTCAAATTGATCGTGTAATCCGTCTATTGATAACCGTATTTCCACAAATTTAAAATTATCTACAATTAAATTCATGTATTTTTCGTCAAACAATGTGCCGTTTGTGTTAAAATAGATTGTAATTTTTTTAGATGTGCCTTTCTCGATAAGTTTATCAATTAACAATTTTCTGTTACGTTTGTTAAGAAATGGTTCACCTCCAAATAGTTCTATTTTCTGCAGTTTTTCTGAATTATCGACTATGTCTTGATAGTCTGCGTCAGAAAGATTCCAATTTGGTTCTATTGATTGTATCTCATATTTTCCGTTTTCGATCAAACTATTCCATTTACTAGAAAATCCTCCCGAGCATGACGGACAAGCCAAGTTGCATTCGTTCCCGGGGATTAATGTTAAGACTCTAGGGTACTCGAGATATTTTTTTGTTTCTATGTATTTTTCAAATATTTTTTTTGTATTTTTACTACCTTTGTGCTCTGACAGTCTTAGGCGTAAACTTTTTTTGCCTGCTTCCTCCTCTTTCCAACATCTTTTGCATTGTGGATTTTGCTTATTCTCCAGGAAACTTGTCCTGAGATTTTCTAGTTCTTTTGATTTCCATTTATCTGCTATAGTTCCTTTTACTTGCCAAAGGTTTGCGGTGTGCGGACAAGGACCGCATCTATTATAATGGCTAGTTTGTAGTTGAACAAAAGGAGCAGAACAAAAATTCTCAGGTAATGACATTAATCTTTTTTGAGTAATTTCTTCATCAATTCGTTGCGGTCTGATATCACAAATCCGTCGCTTTCTTCTATTGGACCACCGTCTTTGTTGCCGTCCTTGTCCAGTTTCATCTTCTTGAGCTGTAGTTCTACCATCTTGAGCTTCTTGTCTATCTTACTACCCTTGGCGTCTATAGCATTGCGTAGAAAGTTGCTGGCGACTTCAAAAATCCTGCCTGAATAACGTGAGTCCACGTTCATACCTAGGTCCATTAGATTTTTATAGCTCTCTTCTGCTTCCACTGCCAATTTATCTAGCTCTAGATCGGATAGTTCACCCAGTCCTTTGACCTGGGGCAGTGCGGCCGCTATCTTGTCAAACTCCGCATAACTCTTCTGTAGATTTTTTGCTGTCTGTGGATCAACATTTTTCATCACTTCTTTGTTCTGATCTCGATTAGCTCTTGCTTGTTCCTTTTTGTCTACCTCTTTGAACGCTTCTTTGACGTTTGGTAAATTCAAAATGTCTTCTAATTTCTTTGTCATCGTCTTATTTACTTACGTTTACCATTGTGGAATAATTGTTCTTCTGACACCACCCTGAACTTTATTCTTCTCTGCTTGGCGTACGCGGAGGCCGCCTCCCACTTGGCCATGTTTATCACTACCTGTTTCTTCTTGGCTAGACTGCGACCCGCTGACTCCATTGTGGTCTGGCTCATGGGCTTGACTTCGATCATTTCAGCGTGTTTCCTGCCTTCCTTGTCTTGGTACACTATGAAGAAGTCTGGCACGTACACTGTGTACTTGCCCGTGAACGGATGTCGGTATGGAATTTTTATACTTTCGCTGGCCCACTGGTACACGTTCGGATGTTCGTCGCACAGCCTCATGAATGCGTGTTCCCAACTGCTTCTGTAAGTAGGGGTTTTGGTACCAACATACTTGTCTCCGTTCTTGGGCGAAAACTTCCCCTTAGCGAATCTCGGTAACATTTGTGCTCTCCAGTAAAAATCTTAGATCGAAATCCTTCTTCAAACGTATCACAAGTGCTTTCCTGATTTTATTTTCCTTGATGCCTGCAGGCGAATGCCAACTCCAAGATTTAAATAAGGCCCAGTTTCTATTATGTGTAACATGCGATGATACAATTTTTTTGTTTTCATCATACAAAGTTGTGTATCCACTGGCATCATCCAACATGTACATAAAAGTCCATGGATAACTGTCTCTGTGCGGATTATCATTCGTAGTTGATCTAAGGAACTGCACCAACACACGCGAATTTAACATAATTTCTGTTGGGAAAAATTCCTGCAGTGTTTTATAGGTAAAATCATCTACAGAGTATGCCCAGTAACCTAATTTTCCATTGACATTAATTGTTGACTTGCTTGATTTATCAATTATTTTATTAGTGTTCCATTTGATTTTTTTTGTTTCAATAGTTGGCAAATTTAGACTGATATACATAGGTTTCCTTTGGATATTAATCTATGATGTTTCTAGATACGGTCTCTTTCGTTGTTAGTGTTTGCCTGACACCCAGTCTGCTGGACTTGTATCTGTTGGCGTTCAGTATTATGGTTGTCAGTTCTGACAACAGGGCCGGATCAGCATAGGTCAGTTTGTCTAATATTTCCTGTGGTCTGATGTTGTCAATTTTTGATTGTGCTAATATTACATAAGCAGTTGATTCTGCTGATGTTCTCGAAAATCCACGCTTGACGAAGAATCCCACAGTGCTATCGTAATCACCGGCACTGAACTGATAGTTGGTTTCGTAGTTGGATGTGGTAAGTTTTTCTATTGTCTTATCTAACTCGTCTTTTTCTTTTGGAGGTAGGTTTGTGTAAAATTCTGCCATTATAATGCCGCTTTCTCTGTTGCAATAGAAACGTTCTGAGAAGACCTATCAATTTTGATATAACCATCTGTTACTAGTTGTCTTATGTTTGTGATTGCCTTGTTTCGATAAACTCTTTTCACGGTGTCTGATGCTCCTGCATATCTTATATCTGATTCTGGCACTGTGTCTCCGTCTCTAGAACCAATGTCTTTGAAAAATATTCCGGCCGCAACCTCATCAAGAATTATTGGGTCGTTGTTGATTAAGTTAGCGGATTCCTCTGCAGTTAGATATGTCACCGTGTCTAGACTTGGACTAGAGATCACACGTGTATTTTGCTTGTTGGTCTGATCATTGTTGCTTTTTGCCGAGGCTAAAATTGTTCCTGCCGCGACTGCTGTGCCCACGGTGAATGCCCCAACTGGATTGGTTATGGTTCCTGCCTGTTTGCCCACTTCCAGTATACCTTCCTTGGCTATGCCTTTGAGTTCTTCTTTCACGTCAGATTTTTTAATTTTCTTTGCGTTGTTGTATGTGTTTGAAGCCGCTAGTATGGCACCCAGTATGTTTCCAGACTGAACGTTTCGTATTACTGAACCTATGCCATCGACCACTCCACCTGGTCCAAATATGCTGTTTGTACCACCACCTAGCACAGTTAATGGTGAAGGTTCTTTGTCGTAGTGGATGGTGGCGAATCCTGGTACGTTATTTTTGTTTACAATTCCGGACTTATAAATTACGGTCTCGTACAGGATCTGCATTGTATTTGACAAAACGCCAGCACCATCTGCCTGATCAAGATTGTCATGACTGAATGATCCTATCACAGGATTCACTAGTGTCATTGATGTGAATCTCTGTTTGTGAAGCACAAAAATTTCAATACCTTTGAGGTATGGTTTCTTTCGTTGTGCAGGTGTGTCCATACCAAATTTGGTTATATTCTTCTTGTCAATTCCGTCGTAGTAATCATCCTTAGTGTTGGATATCGCTAGATCGGAGTTCAAAGCAACAGAGTCTGCTATGTGATATTCATAATATTTTTTCCAGAAAGCATTCACCGTGTCTGCATGATCATCATGGAATGTAATGTTCACTGGTTCGTATGCTATCCTTGTGGCCGCATACATCTTCTTATTGTACTGTGTTTTTTCTTCCACGCTCATGTTGTATTTTGGTAAATCACAACTTTTCACCAACATGTTAAGTTCAAGCCTTTCGTTAGTGTTGAATCCATTAAAGAATAAGGTTTCATCTGTGTTGAACACCACGTGGAACAGGAACTTCTGTTTCGGCATCAACTTGTAGTTGTCATCTATGTACAGCCGTGATGCGTGTCGGAAGTCTTTCATTCCGGGTAGGCCGTCCTGGAATCCCTGTAAGAAGTTGTTAATGCTTGGCATATGGGTATTTATGGTCACAAAAAAAGCGCCATATAAAGGCGCTTTTGATGTTTATAATTGCTAACTTAATTTGTATTAACCACCAGTACTTAAGGTACCGATCGTTCTAGATACCGCTGTACCAATTCCAGTTCCTGTTGGAGTCTGGATGGCGTTGTCGTATCTCACCGATAGAGTGATCGTTGCTGGATCTGAAGTTGCGTATGCCATTGTGTTGTAGTTCACGTTCTCAACGTATGCACCGTACAACTCAAATGTTTCAAGAACATTAGGAGCGCTGGCGCCGTTACCACCGTCAAGCATTTCGATCCTTGCTGTGAATTTGTAGTCGATTCCTGATGCCGCACTTGACTGTTCGAAGAAGTCGAACTGTTTCTGGATCTGTTCACCAACCAGTTTAGTCACTGAATTATTGACATCGTCTCTTAGGTTGATCGTAATTGGATCCCAGGTGTGTTTGCCCGCAACGTATACTTTTGAGTTATACACGTCTAGGGTCACTGTGTCGAAAGTCAGGTTTGGTCTTGTGATGTCGATAACTTGTTTTGTAAGTTCTGACCTCGGTGTTGATACTCCAAAGTTCTCCAGGATCGCTCTGAAACGATACTGTAGTTTTGGCATCAACAATCCTTGTGATGACGAGCTCTGATCGTTTGCTAAAGGTACTGTGAATTTTGATAAAGTTGATATTGCCATTTGTTTCTCCTATCTATTTATTCCAAAATTAGTTCCCTAAATTTGCAATCTCTCCTGTGTTTTTGATTCTCAACGGTATGTAGATGAACTCAACCGATTTCACTGGTTCGATCGCGATATCCACGTACAATTCATTCCTGTCTATCCTTGTGGGTGTGTTGTTGGTGTCATCACACACTACTAAGAAGTCATACAACGCTCTCTGACCAACAAGTTCTAACAAGAATGACTCGATCGCTTGTTTGATCTCGTTCCTTGTTAACTCATCATTTGGTTCGAAGATGAACGGTTTGGCGATTGCGTCTAGTTGTGTTCTTAGATACACTGCCAACCTTGATACGTTGATCCTGTCCAATGCTGAACTCGCCGATGTCTTGGTCAAGTTACCGAAGTTCACGATACCAGCACCTGAGAAGAAAGTTATTGGATTAACTTTGACCTCGTGCATACTATCTCTCACTGACTCCGCAACAGATATTGTTTGGAATTCTCCCGATGTGGCGTCAATGTAGCCCACTGCTGTGGCATTGTCCACGATACCTCTCCTAGTACCTGCTGGAGCGAACCATGGGAAGGCAACGTTGTCGTTGTTCGCCAGTGTCCTCATTATCATGTGACTAGGTGGAACAACGATCGACTTGCCTGTGTTGTCTGTGGTTGATCCTGAAGGATAGAACACTCCCAGGTAATCACTTGAACTAACAAGACCGTCTTCGCCGTTGTCTGTGGCGGCCGCTGTGTTGTTCGCCCAGTTTGTGATCGCTGTGGCTGTGCCCGTTAATCTCAAAGGTGTGTCGCCTACCACGAACGCTGTGTTGTTCCTGTCCGTGTTTAGGTTGATCATGTTCTGGATTAGTTCTGGATATCCAGGACAAGCAATAACATTGAAGCCTCTTTGGTCTTCTCTGATCGCTTGGTTTGTGTCTATCTCAGATTTCAGTTGTGCCACGATGACTTTTCTCTGTGCCTTCCTTCCGAAAGTGCCAGAGCCGTCCGCGTTGTTGCCTGACTTGGTCACCCATCTGTCCGGGTAGTAACCAGCAACTGATTCGTTGTTGAATCTGATGTTACCCAATCCTGATGAACCCGAACCAGGATAAGCAGTCGTTGTTATGTAACTGTTTCTGTATTCCTTCACGTTGTAACCACTTCTCCTAGTGTTCCACAGCATGATACCCTGTGGGTAAAGCGCTGGATCTGGAGCATCTGGGTCTACGAAGTTGTCACTTAGTAGATTCTTGATTGTTGAAGCGGTACCCGCCTGTGTGCTGTTGTTGGCGTTCTTGTCTGTTGAAGTGTGCCATCTAGCATCAGCGAAAACAACACCGTCTTCTGTGGTTTGATCTGCCTTGTCGATCAATTCCCAAGCCGCACCTGA